GACTATTGAGCCGCGCCAGGTCGTTCGTTGCGTCCGCTTCCTTGAACTGTGCCTCGATCCAGTCGATCAGCCGGCGCCCGTCCGGCGTCAGCTCCCCGGTTGTTGCTACCAAATCCGGCATCTCCATTGCATTCCCCCTTCATGTGACCGGCGGGGCAGAGCCGCCCCCGCCCCGCCGGAAAACCCCTTAGCTTACAGTCGGCGCGGTGCTACTGGTGCTCAGGAACCAGGCCCGGTCATCCACAAACCCCAGGCCAAAGTACCCCTGCGTCAGGAACCGCGTTGTATCACGGGTCAGCCAGGCTTCGCTCGTCGCGTTCTGGCTTTCCTGGTACACGTTGAACGGCTCCACCGTCTGCCAGACCAGGCCCAGCGCCCGGCTGTCGCACAGCGCCCAGCCATACGANNGGCGAGACGATGATCCGGCTCAACAGCCCCTGATAGGGGTTGTAGCTGCCCATGCCGCGCACTTCGGCAGAGGTTGCCCCGTGCGACCGGGCCAGATCACCGCCGAGCAGCATCTGCTTGACGGGGAACTCCATCTTCGGCCCGCAGAGGATCGTGTCCGCCGCATAACCCAGATAGGCCCCGCTCTTGCGGTCTTTCGCCGTGCTGATGGTGGTCAGCCCGGTGTCCAGACCCAGCGCGTTGAACGTGGTATCGGCCTGATTAGCCCCCACGTCGTTGTCATTCGTTGTGCTGTTGCGGGTGTAGTTGCCGGCAGTCGTGATGTACGACCAGAAGGCATGTTCCTCCGTCATGCGCGCCGAACGGCCAAGCTCGGCGGCAATCTGGCGAATCTTGCCAAGCTGGTCGAAGCGGATCATGTCCCCCGTCACGCTGATGATCCCGGCGTAGCGGAAGTTCTTGATGATGACCCCGCCCTCGAACGTGCCCAGCAGTTGCGGGGCCTCGTCGCCGCTCGCCACCTGCGGCAGCACACCGATGGTCGCGTCCCGCAGATATTCCTCCTGCAATCTGCGGCTCGTCTCCATCCGCACAACCGGTTCCCACACACGCGGGATGCCCGCGTAAGTCGAGAACGCGATGTAGCGGATATCGTTGCGCAGGATGTTCCCCGCGTCCGGCTGAAGCAGAAACGCCTCATGCAGCGGCAGGGACACCGTGCGATCCCCGGCCTTCGCCTCGGTCAGCAGCGAGAACGGCTCGTAGTCCACTACCGGCTCGTGGGTCTGCGGGGCGACCGTGGTCTCTTTGATGTTCTGCACGTCCCCGCGCCAGCCGCGCTCCAGTTCGATAATCTTGCTGTATGTCATGGCCGGCCCCCTAACCGTAGTAACCCCAGATACCCGGCGCAAGCAGGATGTCCAGCTGCGCGGTTTGCCCACCGGCCATGTTTACGCCGATGATCTTGGCCCGCGCGGGGGCAATCTGCCCTGTCGGATTGGATGAGATGGCAACCGGCGCTACCGCCGTCCAGGTGGCGGCCAGCCCGGTAGCGCCAGTCGGCGCGGCCAGCCCGCTACCCGTCGAAACCGGGTAGGCCAGCAGGCCCAGCGTCGCGCTGCCCGACTGCGCGCCGGACACGCGCATGATGCCCTGCACGAGGATTTTCAGGCCGGTGTTGATGGCCGTGCGGCCGGCCTGGTCATAGACCGGATTGCTTTCCAGCGCCACACCAGCCCCGCTCGCCCGGTCATACGCAGTACTGGCCAGCCCCGCATAGCCCGCCAGCACCCGGTGACCGGAGTAGAACACCCAGTCTCCAGCATTGATCGTGCCCGTCGCCTGCGCCGTGATAATGCTGATATCCGCCTTATACGGCAGCGCATACGTGGCACTTATTCCAGTGACACTCATGTCTGCTTATGCTCCTTGCTGATACGCCGCAACCAGGCCTCCACGTCTTCCTCATCGCGCGGTGTGAGGGCGATAGGGACGGGCGCAGCGCTTGGCGCGCCGGCTACTACGACCCCTGCCCCGCTGACCGCCGGACGGGTGCGTCCAGCCTGTGCCGCTTTCGTTCGTTCCCGTTCAAAGATAGCCGCCCACTGTTCCACCGGTGCTGCGGCTAGTTGTTCGCGCAGACTCGCTTCCCACGCGGCAGGCAGATTGGCCTGCCGGAGCGCCCGCTCTAGCTCCAGTTCGCGCCTTGCAGCAAGGACTTCCTGCTGTAGCCGCGCGTTCTGTTCGGACAGGCTCGTGATTTCGGCCTGCGCTTCCTGTAACGCCAGCGTCACGCGCTCAGCCTCGGCTGTTGCCGCCTTAAGCGCCTCCGTCTGGCGGGTTGCTTTCATCTCATTTTGCAGCCGGATGGTAAAGGCCCGCTCCTTCCCGGCTTCATACCACTCGTGATAGTCCAGGTGTTGCAACAGCGCCGCCGTCAGGTCGTCGCCGGCGCCTTCGCCCAGCGGTAGGAAACCGCCGCCGGCGGCGGGCGTGGTCACGTCATCCACGCTGTAGACCGCATCGATGCTCTCCACCAGCCAATCGCCGTCATCGTTGCGCGTCGCCCGCCCGATAGCGTTAATCGATGCGCCGATCAGCGTTACCGGCGCGCGCCCGGTCACCACGTCTTCTACCAGCGCCCAGGCGTCCTGCCCGGCCTGCGTGCGTGTGAAGTGGCGCGTTGCGTATAGCGCGTCTTCGCGCCATTCCACGTCCGACAACCAGCCCGTCACATCGCGGGTGCTGCGCTCCGGACGTTCACGCCGTTCACTCGCCGACGGATGGTTCGCATACGTCTTTACCCCCTCAAACAGCGGCGCGGCTTTCTGCAATACCTCCGGCCGGTAGATGCGCCCGTTAGCGCTACGCCCGACCCGGATAAGCGCCTGCCGCGCCGTGCGCTGCCCGGCGTCAAGCACGGTCTCATTCAGCGCCAGGTGCTCAACAATCACCTGCGTCTTCACATCACGCCTCCCAGGAACGCCCCCACAAACAGCCCTAGCCCGCGCCTGTCAGTCCATTCCGCAAAATATTCGCGCGGCGGCTCGTTTAGATAAACGTCCGCATAATCTTCCCGCAATACCGGTATTACGGTACATCGGCAATTCGGATGAATTGGCGGCAAATTCCACTCGTCGAGCGGGTATAGATGCCCCTCCAGCCGCTGGCAGCTCAAACATGTCCGCTCATCCAACGCCGTCAGGTGGCGCATCCCGCCCAGCAGCGCGGCATTCTGCCGGTAGACATCCGCCGCGCCCTGGTTGCTGGCGTTCATAATATACGTGCGCGTGACCGCCTGAACCACGTTGAAATTGCTTCGGTAGCCGCCGCCGGGCGTCATGTCCAACCCGAACTTATCCGCAACCTTGTCCATAATGTCGGCCATGCCAAGCCCTTCCCGGACGCCCTGATTGAGCACCCGTTGCAGGTTGAGCAGCAATTGCTCGTACTCCAAATTGAATATTCGCCACCAGCCCGCTCCAAACTCGTCGGCAATCATGGCCCAAACGTCCGGCCCGCTCTCCTGCAACACCCGCGATCCGATGGCCACGCGAACATCCGGCAGCGTTACGTCAACCTGTACCTCCGGGCGCGTCATCATGTCCAACAGCCATGCCCGCCCGTAAAATCCGGCGGCATAGGCCGCTGTCGCCGCTGCGCCCGCCAGTCGCGAAACCTCTTGTCCCAACTGCATCACCCGCATACGGATAACCGGCGTCATGGCATTAGCCCATGACCGATCCGGTTTTTTGCGCGCGCCGGCCGCCCCGCGCGCCGCATCCTCAATAAACCGGAACGCCGCCCGATATAGCGCCAGTTCCTGTTTGACCGTCCGGTCTTCCCACCGCAGCAATTGCTGCTTCATCCACGTCTCGCACACGCGCCCGGCCAGCGAAGGCATCTGCGCCGAAGAGATCAGCCCGGCGGCTAGAATACGATCTACGGCGCGGCGGTTCATTGCCATCAGGCATCCCTCCGTAGTTGCGCCGGCTGCGGCGCGCCTTCCTCCGGTTCCTCCTCCGGCTCCTCCTCCGCTTCCGCCGGTAGCGGCTGGCCGTCCGGCCCGATGCCCGGCGGCGTCGGAATCAGCCCGGAGACCATCGCGTCGAGCTGCGCCTGGCGCTCGACGGCGATCTGCTTCTGCTCCATCTGGTAGTCGTACCCCAACTCGGTACTGGCGGTTCTGGCGCTGACCCAACCGTTGTCATAGGCAATCTGTAGCGCTTGAGCAACGTTCTGCGGATCGTCCTGGCTCAATGGCTCGTAGGACACATCAAACGCCTCGACAGTCAATACGGGGCTTTCATCTTTTACCGGATCACCCTGCACGTCCTGCACCGGCGACATTTCCGGCAACAGCCCGGCGTCTACGGCGTTTTGCAGTACGCGCCGGAAAACCGGCCGCCATACCTGCGTGACCATGATCCGCTGGTATTCGCCGAACTTCGTCAGCGCCGGCAGCTCCTGGTTGTTCGTGCTGGCGAGATTGGCGTTCTCCCCGTCACTCAGCATGTACTCCGGAATTTGCAGGCCTACCGCCGTCATCAATTTCAACTGCCGCCCGTCATCTGCAGCCTCGCCTGCGCCGACCGGATTGGTTACCGCCTCAACGTGTACCCGGTTGCTTTCTACGGCCACACTACCCGGCGCGGGCGGCTTCTTCCAGCGCGCGGCCACCGCAGCCACCGTCGCCGGTGACGCCGATTCTACGTTGACCATGAACAGTAGCGCGTTGCGCCAGTAGTTCTGCCGCGCCCGGTCTTCCAGCCAATCCTTGTAGGCTTTCGCCCATGGCAGGATGCAGTACAGGTCGGGCCGCCCGCGCAGCTCATAACTACGCCTGTTGATGGCCACGTGGAGAATTTGCTCCGCCGGAATGTCCTCTGTTTCCTGCACGCGCTGGCCCTTGCCGTCGGTCACTTCCCGCGCAACATGGTAGCTGATCGGGCGGCGCATAAACCCCGGCTCGGTTTCAATCCACTCCACCTCCCACGGCCGCAGCGGGACAATCACCGTCTGCCCGCCCTGCTCGAAGAAACGCAGGAAAAGCTCGCCGTCAATCTGGAGGTCGGTCACCAGCGCGCGCTCGTATTCGGCAATCGGATTGTCCGGGCTGGTCAGGAACTCCTCCAGGAATGCCTCCACCGCCTTATTTTTGTAGGCAACCCGCATCCCCTCCCCAACTACGAAAGCCTTCGTGTAATTGACGCCCGCCGCGATAATCGGGTTGCGTAGATACGCCATGTGGCAGTTTTCCAGCACCGCCCGCCGCGTCTGCGCGTCCCATTCCGCCAGCGGGTCTTCCACCGGCATCTGTACCGGATAATCGTTGCCGCTGCGCTGCGGGCTGTCGAATTGAAAGCGCCAAGCCGCGCGATCCGCCTCCAGGTACGCCTGCCGCTGTTGCGATGACCAGCCGCTCCATGCCTCCCGCACGGCGCGCGGCATCACTACCGGCAGCCCGTAATCCACCCCGTCGGCAATGCTCCGCGCCTGCGCCTGGCCGATCAGCCCGGCCAGCAACGGCTCGCGCCAGTCGGCAACCAGGCGATGCACCCGGCGTCTCAGCGCCCTAAACGCTGTACCAATACCCATCCGTCGTAGTCCCCCGCCAACCATTCCGGGTGCTCCCGCCCTCGCAACGGATCGCCATATCCGCTTCCGTCGTCAATCGCCCGCTCGTCGCCGCCCGGCGCTATCGCCCCCGGCGCATCATTCGCCCCTTCGGCCTGCCAGCGGGCCAGCAGCGCGTCAATAGCGGCCTGTAATCGCTCGCGGGTTAGCGGCTTCGATGTATTCGCCATAGCTCATCATCGTCCCTTCATCGACGCCCATCACCGCATAGCGCAGGGCATCCATCGCATGGTCGTTCGCCTTCCGGGGCTGATCGCGTAGCCCTTCGCGCCCCTCTAGCCACTGGTACTGTTCGAACTCGACCAGCGTGTTCACCGCGTCTACCGACACCAGCAGGCGCGGGCGGCCGTCCCCCCGCGTCGCCAGCCGGTTTTTCACCGCCTGAATGCCGGGCAATACGTCATTAATGGCATTCTCCGTATAGCACCCGGCGGCCTCGAACATGCGGAGATATTCCGGCTCGGACGGATCGCAGTAGAACGTCTGGACGCCGTACACCTCCTGCAACTGCCGGGCCAGCGTCGCCCAGTCCTCCACCCGCCGCTGGCGCTGGTACTCCTCGTGGATAAGCCACATCCGGCTATCGCCATCCACGCCGAAGATGAGGATTACGCCGGGATTGGCATACCCCCAATCTACCCCGGCCACCGTATAGGCGAACGGCGGTGCTTCGGTGAATGTGTGCCGGTCGCGGCGGAACTCCAGGTAGACCAGCCCCTCGTGCGTAACAAAATCACCCTCCAGCTCCTGCCGGGCAAAATCGCCGCTATACGCCTCCCGCAGGGCATCCACGAATCCCCGATCCAGAAACGGATTGCTGCGCGTACTGATTCGCCAGACGGCATAATCCGGATCGCCGTTCTCTACGAATTCACGGTAGAGCCAATTGCGCCCCTTCGGCGTAGTGGTCAACCAGGCGTAGCCCTGCCGCCCGTACTGGCGCAGCCGCCCGATCATCACCTTCCAGGTCATCGCGTCGTACAGCGCCGCCTCGTCTCCCCACCACCACGAGGCGTTCGGCCCGCGCAGCCCGTCCGGATCGGTCGCGCTGCGAAACAGGATTTCAGACCCGTTGACCAGCGTCACCCGGAATTCCGACCGGTTGGTGCCAGCAATAAGATCGCCCGCCACGTCCCGAAATACCCGGAAGGTCGCATCGCGCAGCATGGGATACGTAGCCGCCGTCACAATGCCCAGATTGGGCGCTGGTATATCGCGGTCTCCGACCCGCCCCATGCCGGCGGCCAGCGCCCGCACAGCTCCGGCGTAGGTCTTGCCACTGCCGATGCCCCCGCACAGCGCGACATAATGCGCCGAGCTGAACACGAAATTGTCTTGCTTGCCGTGCAGCCGCAGATGAAGGTCAACCACGCTCCGGCTCCTCCTCATCTGCGTCACTGGCCGCCGCTACCCGCTCCAGCACCAGACGATGGGTGATCGGCCCGCCGTC